TGAGCGCAGACAGGAACGAGTAGGTCAGGTCCGTGCTCTTGCAGGTGATCGAGAAGCCGCAGTCCAATGCCGTGATCTTGTAGGTGACCGCACCGCCGAAGCCGCGCACCCGATTGAACTGGGGCGGAACGTCGGTCCACTCGTAGGGGTCGAGCTCGGTCGGGAACGGGACAGGCACACCGTCGATGGTGACGGCGTGCTGAAGGAGATTCTGAATGGCGCTCATGCGGCACGCTCCACATAGGTGACGGTGACGACCTGGGTGGTGCCGTCAAGCAGACCGACCCGCGCCGTCGCGGTGATGATGCCCCCCGACCGGGAGGTGCTGATCTCGTAGCCCTGGGGCAGGGTGTCGTTGGGCGTGAAGTAGCCAACGGCCAAGCCGGTGTTGATGGCAGGCTGGAGGCACCCGCGCAGAGCGGCCTCGCCCGCGACGTTGTACGGCCACACCTTGTTCTGCGAGGCGAAGGTGGCGTACTGGTTCGCGATGGCCGAGCGCCACCGGTAGGTCAGGAACATGACGGCGAAGCGGGTGTACAGGTACTCGTCCGACATCGCCTTGACGCCGCCCGCGGGCGGGTAGAGCAGCGTGCCACCGGCCTCAAGAGGCACCAGCGGGTTGGCATGGTTGGCGATGGCGTTGGCGCGCTGGGTCTCGGTCAGGCTGTACGTCGCCACGCTCGCGAGAGGCGCGGTGAAGTCGGGGCGCGTCGAGTCGGCAGGCGTGCCCGCGGCACGCGAGAGGATCGCCACATGCGGATACTGACCGGCGGTCGGGTGGATGACCACGCCGAGCGAGGCGGAGGTCGTCGGGAACCCGGCGGGAGGGGTGCCGGTGCCCCAGGCGGCATCGTCGTCGGTGACGATGGCGATCATCGGGTTGGCGTCGGTGTAGCTGGCGACAGAGGTCGCCTGCGCGCCGGTGGTCGAGTCGGGAGCGACCAAGCCGAACTGGAGGCCCGCGGTGCTGATCGCGGTGAGCGCCGCGGCGAAGGTCTCGCTGGCACCAGAGTCGCGGCGACCGATGGCAAGCTGCGAGGGGGCGGGCGACTGCGCGAACGCGATGGTGGCCATAGCGAGCGCGACGGCGCTCACCTCGCCCGCAAGGTTGTCCGTGATGACCGAGTCGAGGCTGGAGTAGAGCCGGTAGCGGTCGCCGTCCAACGTCGAGTCGGAGCTCAGGAGCAGCAGGGTGGACAGCGCGTTGTTCGTGACCGGACGGGGCTCAACGATGAAGCTACCCGACCAGAACGTGGACATGATGGTTGCGAAGCCGGACATCTCAGCCCTCCTCGGGCGGCGGGTAGGTGATCGTCGCCTCGGCGGCGACCACGTTAGGATCTCGGATTAGGTCTAGGTCTACCACGATTGTAGCCGTCCCGTCGAGGTCCGTGTAGACCGTCTGCCGCAGGGCGAGGCTTGTCAACGTGATCACCCAACGCGGCTCGTAGCCGGTGTCAAGGAAGTGGACGACATTGCTCAGATCGCTGGCATGGGACGGCACAACGCCAGCCGCGATCAACGCACTCGTCGCCCCCAGGTCCACGCGCCAGGCGCGGCGCAGCAAGTCGCCCCAGGTCCACGCCGCCGTGCCGTAGCCCTGGATGCTCCACGACTGCTCGACCATCTGCGTGACCGTCGAGGTGTTGATATCGTCCACGACCTCGTCCACGCGCTCTGGCAGGCCCGTGGGCACCTCGATGATGGGCAGGAGGGTGATGTACCCACCCGTGGCTCTCGGGCTCTGAGAGCCCGGTGTGCTGGCGTTCTGGAGCCACACCTTGTCGATGCTGATGCCAGCCGCGGCTGCGATCCAGGTCCGCATCGACGCGAGGTCGGTCGCGAGGTCCGTGCTCATGGTTCCTCCGGTGGGGGAGGCGGCGGCGGGACGTAGGTCTCATCCTCCGCGAGCGCGACGAGGATGGTCCTCCAATGCCGCGGCACGCCGCCCACTCGGGGCCAGTCCTGCACTTGGTAGACGAGCCAAGTGTGGCCAGCCCACACGACGCGGTCAGACGGTGCCCCGCCGGGTGCAGCGGTGCGCAGCTCGGACAGGGAGTAGACCTTGATGACGGCGCGAGAGCGGTCGCCCTCGGCCAGCTGCTCCAGGTCGTGACCGCTCACGGGCTGAAGCGAGCCGCGGATGGTGCTTGAGGTGGGCGCGGCATAGCTCGGCACGCCGCCCACGTTGGACGGAGCGGCGTAGCGTAGCCGGGTGAACGCTCGCAACCCGATCATGCGATCAGCTCCTGCGTGCCGTCTGGTAGCACAATCTCGGCTCGGATGCTGTTGATCAACTGTCCGGTGTCCACCAGCGGCTTGCTGGAGCCCTTCTTCTTGATCGTGTACGCGGCGTTGGGCGGCGGGACGCCATTCCGAATGGTCGCCTTGTGGTTCTGGACCATCTTTAGGCCAAGCCGACGAAGTCCGCGCTCGACGCGCTCGGCCCCCTTGTACTGCTTGCGGGCGATGTCTGCCGCCATCTTGAACCAGTTGCCCTTCTCGCGAGCGGTGGTCATCCGCATGAAAGGACGCTCAGGAATGTTGATCCCCCTCTCAGGGTCTGAGAACCCGAACTCGTTGAGGTAGGCGATCCCTGCGATGGATATGTCCAGGGTCTGACCATCGCGTGGCTTGTACTTTCTCGCCCCCGGTTCGCCGGTAAGGCCGACCGCGATGACGGCACCCATAAGTGTGCCGATGCGAGCAAGTGCAGCCGCGATGATGCCCTTTCGGTTCTTGATCTGCTCGGAGACCTTCTTTGCGGCCTCGGCTTGGGCTCGCTGCTGCTTGATCGAAGCCTCGGTAGCTGCCTTTCTGGCGGCGCGAGATGCAGCAGCTCTGGCCTTAGATTTCTGATTCTTGAGGTTGTTCCTGTTTATCCTCGCCAGCTTCGCGACGTTCTTGTTGTACTCGCGCATGCGGCGCATGCCCGCCGCTTTTTTCCGCTTCTTGGCTTGGACTTTTGACGCTCGACGGACGCGGATCTTCCACGCCTTCTTCTGAACCCTTGCTCTGACCGCGGCCCTCTGGCGCTTGCGGGCGGCAAGGCGACCAAGTCTGCGGGCTTGCGTCTTGGCCTTGCGCTTCTGCGCTCGTACTAGCCGACGAGCGTTGCTCCTGGCCCTCTTTATAGCTGTAGCGGCCTTCCGCTTCTCTCGACGGCGCAGGATGGTCTCTTGGCGTCGAGCCTTCTTCTTGGCGCGCATCTCGGCCTTGCGAGCCTTCTGCTCGGGCGTCCTGGCCCTGCGCTTGATGTACTGACGCTTGGGCCTCGCCGCCGCAAGCTTTGCCGCCTTGTCGGAGGCACGCTTCGCCCTGGCCCTCTCCCTGGCGGCCTTGTTCACCGCAGCTCTATAGATCTTCCCCGCCTTGCGCAGGATGAGCCGAGCCTTCTGCTTCTGGGTCGGTCCCCTCTTCTGCCGCTCGGCGGCACGCTGAGTCGTCTTAGCCTTCTGCCGGGCGACCCTAGCGCGCTCTTGATTAGAGAAGCGCCGCCTCCAGTCGGCCATGCTCTTGACTTTTCTGGCTCTGGCCTTTGCTTTTTCGATCTCGCTATCGTCGCCGCCCTCCATCAGACGACCGGAGGCACCGCGAAGGCGGCGCGGGTGCTGCGCAAGCGCATGAGGGCGACACCGTAGTGCGTCGTCGTGAGGTCCATGTCGCCCGCCGACAGGCGAAGCCCAGCCGGGATGCCGTAGGACTGCGACAGGTCACCGGTGGTGTCCGACGTAGTCAACAGCGCCGAGCCGCCACCGAGACCCGCGAGATCCTCGGTGACCGGCATGCGGGTCAGAAGGTGAGCCGTCATCAACGCGACAGCCTCGTTGTAGAACGAGACCGGGGAGCCGGCTGCGACCTGTCCGGTGTACTTGCTGGTCGGGTAGACCACAGGCGACAGGTACGGGCCGGTCGAGTCGGCCCAGTAGCCGATCTGCGTGTCCGTGAGCGAGGCGAACTCGGGCGCGATGGCACGCACGCGAGCGTTGACGACGGCGGATGCCATCAGGCCACCGGCTGGAGCGGACCCTTGTCCGCGGTCAGGGAGGACCAGAGGGGGTGCTTCTTCCAGGAGTCAGGGATGACGGCGACGATCTGGCCCGGCCCGATGACATGCTCCTTGCGGGTAGCCTTGCGGGGGTCGTCCTTGTCGTACTCGGAAAACGCGATGGTGACCTCTTGCTCGGACACGTTCTTAATCATGGTTCCTCCTATGAAAAAGGCCGAGTGGTCACCCACCCGGCCCGGTGACGGGGGCAGTCAAGCCGCCCCCGTCGAGCATAACTCACGCCGTGGCGAAGAGCGCCAGCATGCAGCCCTCGGCGTAGGGCAGCTCGAGGCCGCCCGCGCTGGAGGCGTAGATGGTGACCTGACCGGTCGCATCGACGTAGGTGTGGACGGGGGTGACATCCAGACCCTTGACGATGCGCAAGCCCTCGTTGGCCTCCGAGCGGAAGAAGAGCATGCCGTCCACGCCCGTGCCGCCGAAGTCGCGGAGCGACTTGCCGATGATGACCTGGAGGCCGAGCCCGTTGGCCTGCGCCGTGAAGAAGTCCCAAGCCGACAGCGCCGAGTACGGAGCCGCAGTCGTCGCCATGAGGCGGTTGCGGAGCCGGTCGGTGATGATGACCCGGTCGGGCGCGAGGTTCGCAGGGCTGCGCTCCTGGGCCTGCGTCATGACGTAGACCAGCTCCGTCAGGACGTTGCCGATGGCCGCGCTGCCGATGGTCAGGCTGGAGTAGTAGCGGAGGAGACCCGGCACCGACGCCAGCGAGTAGAAGTCCAGGCCAGGAACGGTCGAGCCGCTGACCAGGGCGTTCCACCAGAAGTCGCGGATGGCGCGGTTGACCGCTTCCATCTTCCAGCGAGCGTCATCGAGGCCCGCCTGAGCGACCCGGCGAGACTCAAGCCAGCCCTGGCTGAGGGCCACGCCGCACCAATGGAGCGGACGCAGATCCTGCGACCAGGTGTAGGACACGCGGTTGATGGCCGTGTCGTCGCCGCGGAGCAGGGTGGCGGTGCCGCCCGGCTTGACGAAGTTACGGTAGTAGCCAGCCGCGTTGCCGTCCACCGGGCGCGCCGGGATCCCCTCGAGGATGTCGGAGCGGTCCTGGATGCGGACGAGGATCGGCGCGCCGATCTCGACCTTGCCAGAGAGGGCCGGGAGGCCCGCACCGGAGTCCTGGCGACCCGTGATCACCGGGGCAAGCTGGCGAACGAGGGAGTCGCGACGAGCGCGGTCCTGACCGGTGAGCCGGTCGATCTCGTTGAGCCACATCGCACCGCGGGCGGTCTCGGCGTCAGCACGCACCGAACTGGCGACGTTGCCAGCGATGAGCGAGGCCGGGACCGCGCCGAAGGGGCGCACGAACTGGGAGATGGGGGAGTCGGATGCGATGCGCGCACCCGCGTCGAAGATCTGGTTCACGCGGCCTCCGCGACGTAGTAGGTGGTGGTCCCAATCACCTGCGACTCGCCGGTGAAGCGCCATTGCGAACCCGCGCCGACGAGGGCGACGGTGTTCTGCGAACGGGTGGGGTTGAGCGCGCCGCTGGCCGAGAGGTCAACGAACACGAAGTCACCGGCAGACGGAGCCGCCGCCGGATTGACGAGGAGACCCGCGCCGCGGAGCATGTACGGGACCGCCGTGCCGCCGCGAACGGTGGTACGGGAGCCGGTGCCGTAGGTGTCGGACGAGTCGTCGGCGGGGTCGTACACAACGGCCAGCTGACCGGGGTTCGAGCCGCTGACGCCGCTCGCCGCGGTGATCGCCGCGCCAGAGCCGACAGCGAGGACCGACGCGGAGGTGAACGTGTAGCCCGCGGGCACCGTGACGGTGACCGTGACCACAGAGCCGACCGGAGTCGCCGCAGAAGCGGTGATCGTGCCAGGACCGAAGGTGTTGACCGCGGCAGCGGCGGCAACAGCGTTGGCACCCGTCAGGGTAGCGGTCGTGCTGGAGTCGAACTTGATCGCGAACTCCACCGCGCTGTTCGTCATGAAGTCGAACAGGCTGATGGACGCGAGATAGTTGCTCGACGCGGCGTGCGTGATCGCCAGGGTGAACGTGCCCAGCGTGGCGGCGGGCGGGATGCGGGCCTTGCGGACGCCGCTGGCGAAGTAGACCTCGACAGCCTTGCCGAAGGTGTACTCGGTCGCGGCGGCGGCGACGGTCGGGGTCGCAACGGCCATGTGGCTGTTGGTGTCCACGACCTCGGCCACCACGATGGCCAAGCCAGGGGTGCGAGCGGTGAGCGTGACCACGCCCGCGCCGTCGTCAGCAGCCGAGAAGAGGCCGAAGGCGAGCGGGTTGGCGAGGATCGCGCTGTACATGGCCGCGGAGGCTTCCGCCGCAGACGTACCGCTATCGGTCGTGATCGCGATGATCGCGGTCACAAACGTGAACGGGTCGGTCACGCTGATCGAGTAGGGCGAGCTATTCGACGGGCTGGAGAAGGTGACGGTGGAGACCTGAGCGACCGCGCCGTCGCCGGACGCCGCCGCACCGGCGACAGGAGTGGAGACAAGCTGGCGCACGATCTTGCCAACGCCAGTAGCGATGGGCTGCGCCGTGAACGAACCGATGGGCATGATCAAGCCCTCCCGATCAGATGGGTGATGTCGTCGGCGTCGGCGCGGTGCTGCTCCGACGCGGGGACGGAGCGCGAAGCCGCGATCCAGCTCTCAAAGGTCGAGCCGTTCGCGCTATCCGCACGGCGGGCACCGGCCACGATCACAGCGTCAAGCCCGACAGAGTCGAGCGAGTCGGCGCGCTCCTTGCCAACGATGGCACCGGCGACGGCCCGGCGGGCGTCGAGCAGCGTCACGGTGTCGGCCAGGTCCACCTTGTGCGAGGCGGCGGCGGCGAAGATCGAGCGCCACGCGCCAGCGTTGCTGTCGGCGCGATGCTCAGGCTCCTCCATCTCTTCCTTGGCGAACTTTTTGAGCTCGGCCTTGACCTCGGGGTCAGAGTGCTCGGGCTCCTTGGCTTCCTGCTCGGCCCACTTGGCGAGGGCGTCGCCAATCTTGCCGTCCATCGCGTCCATGCGGGAGTGCATGTCCTTCATGGCGGCATCGTGCGCGTCCATGCGCTTGGAAAACGAGGTCAGATCCTCGGGACTGAACTGCATGTTGGCTCCATCGGCACGAACCGCGACTGCGGGACCACCGCGGGGGGTTAGGGTCAAGATGAGGTGGTTGGGCGCGTACATGCGGGTGCGACGGTGAGTCGCCCCGTCATGCCGGTCATCCTCCGCGGTGGGCACAGCGTCGGCGCTGTAGCCCAACGACACGCCGCGGACGCCGCGAGCGACGGCGTCGAGACCGTCTGGCGTGTCCACGACGAGCTCACCCACCAGCGCGCCCTGCGCCGCGTCGAACCGAGCCGAGAGGATGGTCCCAGCGCGAGCGGCCCCTCGGGTGTCGCCCACATCGACCCGGTCGGGGTGTGCAACGTCCTCGAGGCCGACGACGACCGGAAGCCCGACCAGCGACTCGATGAACTGCGGGTCCGAGAGGACGGCGGCGTCCACGCGCTCGGCACCCCAAGGGTAGCGAAGCACACCAGCTCGGGCCAACACGACCGGCAGACGGCGAGCGCCCGTGTCCAGCGTAGCTGGAACGTCGAGTCGGTCGTAGCGGGCGGGATGTGGTTGCATGCCTTGGCCCTACACCTTGCGTGCGAAAACGTCAACCCGCTGCTCTGACAGAATGTCAGTAGGACCAGCCAAGGTTGACATGTTGTCAGTCTTCCATGATGTCGTCAGGGAGGATGGGGTCCGCGTAGCAGCGGCATTGGATCGCGTCACCAGGGTGCCCCGGTTGCGTGCCCGGCCCGGCCACAGGTGGATCCGACCAGCTGAACGTCTTGCCGTCGAGCGCCCAATGCGAGGGGCGAGACCGGGCGAACCTGCCGCCAGGGCGACCTCGGACGCGCTCGTCGTCCACGGTCATCCACATGTACTTTTCCACCCCGGCGAGCCCCTGGTTGACCTGAGTGATCTGGCCGTTGAGCTTGCCCACTTGGTCGCGAGCGATGAGCTTGGCGTGGCGCGGAGCGATGCCGAGCCGCTGCATGAGCTCTCGTTGGATCCCGGTGTACCTCGACCCCTCGATGATGGACTTGGACATCCAGCTCTCGGTGCCCACAAGCCAGTCCTGCGGGATCCTGCTGATGAGGTCGAGGTTGAGCCGCACGAAGCCCTCGAGCGCCTCGGCGTGCGCCGCGGTGGGTGCGATGTTGATGAGCCGGATCGGCTCGGTCTCGATGCCGATCTGCGACTGCAACGTCGAAGCCACGATCCCCCGCTGGGTCAGCTTGGCTGGGCTGGCACCAGCTCGGATCATCGTGCGGCGCGCCGCCTGCGTCGAGAGCCGCTCGACCTGTTGGGCCTTCGCCGCGATGGCAGCAGCGGACGCGCCGATAGCCGGGAGGATGATCGGCACATCGGACATGGACCGGCGGAGCCAGTAGACGAGGTCGGCGGCGTCGAGGTCGGTGAGTTCGTCGTCGTCGTCGGCGTCGGCGTCGAGGCGGCGCAAGCCGGGCCTGCGCTGGGTCTCCCACGCTCTAAACGCCTCCAGGAGGAGCCGTCGCATCTTGCGCGACCATTCACGCGCCAGCTTGACGTAGAGCGCCTCCAGGGGCCTCGAGGACGGTCTCCGCGGCGGCTTGCGCTCGAGGGCGTCGTCGCGGTGGCGGCGCGCCTCGATGGCGCGACCCTGCCGGGAGGCGAGCATCTTGGCTCGGCGGCGCGAGACCTCGTTGCCACGGGTGTAGGTGTAGACCTTGCCGGTCTCACCCCACCGGTAGCCGGGCTTGCCGCCCTCGCTGGCAGGCTGGACGGGCATGTCAGTCCTCGTCCGCGCCGGTGATGCCACGCGCCCAGTCCACGCCGCTGGTGCCGCCCCAGCCAAGCCACGCGACGTACCCGGCGTCCTTCCACGGGGTGTCCTTGTGCTCGGCGTCGATCTCGGCGTTCTTGCGGTGACGGTTGAACGCCGCCATCTTGGCGACGGTCTCGTAG